ACTCATCGTGTTAACCTTTCTATGTTATGCAGCCTGACCAGCCGCCATTTTAGATAAATTCTGCTTCTTCTCGACAGCCCACTTGTGAGATGGGTGCATACGATTTAACCACGCATCCATAAAATCTTTATCAGTCCCAAGTTTCTGTAACTCTTGTGACGCCATCTGAGGTGTCAACATACCACTGCCAAGTTCCTCACCACCGACATCCACAGGTCGCTCACCGAGTTTACCTGCAAGACTGTCAACAAATTTCATCGCGGCCACTGGACCCATAGATGCGTTAAGCCCTGAGAGTTGATCTTCACTCATACCTAGATTAGACGCGGCCTGATTGATACCGTTAACCTTTTGGTCATAGGCTGCGCCCCACTCACGCTTGAGTTCAGCTTCAGCCTGTTGTGAAGATTGCTCATCGAAAGTGGTAGCATCTCCTTGCAGTCCACCTATGTATTCGTTCCATTTCTCAGACACAATAGTTGCCTGTTTAGTAGTCAACCCGGCCTCATGGAATACACCTTTAGCCCAATTTCCTAACTCTCCGGTATCACCTTCAGGTATTGGTAATTCGTAACCTTCAGCCTTCTCAGGCCGACCCAACTTCGTATAGAAGTCGTTCATGGCTGTCTCATCAGCTTCTGGTCCGGGCATTACAACCGTTCGACCAGCCTTATCCGCTGACATCAATTTCTCAAGGTGTGAATAACTCTTAACCACACCCTCAAGACCCGCCTTATCAAAACCTTTACCCATTGCGTAATCACGCAGCGTAGCGTCTTGAAAACCATCAAGAGGGCTTGTTGTCGCCGCCTCGACAGGTGCTGGTGCGCTTGGTGCCATTTCCGTTGGCGCTGTCTCTGCTGGTGCGGCATCTGGTGCCGCTGCTTCTTCTGCCATGATTATTTACCACCCTTCATACGTTTCTCTTCAGCTTCCCAAGATTTTGTTGGTGTGCCTACGGTTTTAAGAAAGCGCTTAATTGCTTTCACATCGTCGGGGGTTCTGTCTTTAGGTGGTGTCTTTCTCGCACGGTTGCCTTCTGCGGCTGCGTTATTTATTCGGGATTGTTTCTGTTCCGTAGATGAAGGTACTTTAGCCATAACTATTCTCCTTTAGGATTGAAGTATTTTATTAACTCATCAGGCGTGAGATTAAGGTGTTTAGTGATCCGCAACCAAACCTCACGTCGCCCCTGTAACAAACCCTCTAACCTTGGATCAGGATGGAAGGTACTCTCGTCTGCGCGGCAGAACCGCGCTAAATCCTCAAGCACCGCATCTCCGGTGATACCTGAGAATGTCCTCACATAACTCTGCTTGCGCGAAGTTAAGAAATCTCTGACTGTTTTAATCATCAGCCGTTACCTAGTTGCTTCATAACCCCTGCCGCAGCGGGTGCAGCCTCTAACATCTGTTGGGTCTGTTGCTGTTCCTGTCGGCTCTGACGTAACGCCTGTACCTGCTCAGGTCCGTTCATCCATGACGCGGGAACCGCGTTAATTTCTGCGAGCTGGGGATAAATAACATCTGTATTGAAGTGATCCAGCGCTGACAGGTCTTGTGTGGTGTTCGCGTAGGCTATCGCAGCCTCCAGAGTACGCAACCAACCAGCCGCCTCTTCAGCCCTTTGGCTGCGCGTGAGAGGGCTGTCATACTCAATCTCGAACTCACCTTCTGCCTCAACAAGCGCCGGGGGCAACGGCGGGAGAAGACCCTGTTGAACAAGAAGGTCTACTTCGCGTTCGATCATGGGGCCAAGTGCCTCTGACTGCTGCCTTCCCATTGTCGGGGATAACAACGCACCTTTCTCACGCGCTCTCTCCAAAACCTCAGTCGCAGTCATTGCTGGCGTTTCAACAAGAATTTGGAATAAATTTACTAGGAAAGCGTCGTTAATAACCTGACGCTCCATGTCCATAAGCTCTTGACCAGCGGCCAAGTTGCCTGTGGGTAACTCATGCACAAGTCTCTGACCTGAACCGTTTACACCACCTGAGATAACACTACCCGGAATAGCTGAGTAGGTGTCTAAGATACCGTCATCATGGGTTAGTAGGATGGGGTTCAAGACACGGTGGCCTTGGATAAGCATCGTCTTCTTCTGTTCGTTCAGAACCTTGATAGCTGGTAGTGCCATCATTGCGGGTGATCGTCCGTAAATCTCACCCGGACCTGTTACATAACGGCTAATCGCGTAAGGGAATGTATTGTACCCACCTTCAAACATAACTTCTTTCTCGTCGTACAACACATAGTAAGAAGCGAACTCCTTACCCTTCGCATCACGGCGGTTAGGGTCCACGTCAGCGCGGGGCTTTACACAATGAATAATAGGGAATTGTTTATCTGGGTTCTTCTGTAACGTCTTAATTAAATCTTTTGGACCTCTATCAAAGAAGCCGCTATCAACCCGCTGTTGTATCTGTCGTGCGGTCAGCGAATACTTACGGTACGCTGTATCGACAATACCCTGCGCCGACATATCAAAACAAATTTCTCGTAGGTTAACAGACCGATACCGCAGTCCACCATTACGCTCGTTACGTTCAACGAGAATACAGGACGTACCAAACGCGCCTAAACCCATGTAGCTCTCATGCTGTTGGCTGGCGTAGTTGGCTTTAGGTGCGTAGCGGTGTTTAAACAGGATGTTGGTGGCTTCTTCAAACCACAACTTAGCCTCACGGTCTTTTGCGATGTATGGATCAGACGGAGCTAGACGGTGCCACTTCTGATTACGTGGTGTGAGCATACTCTCCATCGCGGCTGCGAAACGTTCAAGTCCGAGCGCTGCCGTGCTGTCGAACATTTTCTCTGTGCGTTTCTCACCACGGGTCTGTTGTTGCCCCGCGTTTGCTGTCATGTAGGTTGAGTAGCGAGGCATGACGCGCTCTGCTATTTCTTCCCAATGGGATCGCCAATTTCCTAGCTCACCATCAAGTCGGTCGTATCGCTGGATAATCTCAGTCGCGCGTACATCAGCCATCTATTTACTCTTCAGTAGTTGTGCTGCCGGGGATAAGGTTTCCACCGTTTTCTTAGGTCCAGCTTTCACCGCCATCGCAACAGGTGATAACGCGGCTGGTCCTTTATCTGCGACCATCGCGGCTGGTGACATCGATTTAAAAATTCCGCCCATCTATTGTCCTAACAAGGTCTTCGTTGCGTAACCCGCCTCACCACCTGTTGTGCTTGACCCTAACGTGCGACCCTCAGCAAGTTTCCGTCGCTTGTTGACCGCTTGGATTGGTTCAGCGGCAGGTTCAAGTGCGGGAGCTGGTGTCGGAGCCGGAGGTGGTGCGCTTGGTTTTGAGAATACACCACCCATTACTGACCCAACAATTTCTTGGTGGCGACAGGTGCGTCTTCTGTGACGCCCGATGGTGATGTCTTGATTGTGGCCGAACGTCCAACAGCCGCAGAACGTCGTTGTCGTTCTAACAACGCCTCTTGACGCACTTCAGCGTCAGATCGTGTTGGTGGCTCTGGTGGTGCAACGGGTGCGGTGCTGGAAGCCCCGCCAAATAAACCGCCCATTTAATATACTCCTTAGCTAAAGGTGTTGTAAAACTAACACAGGTGTTGCAGACGTGCAACTAAATAGGTGAATAGTCTGCTTGCTGCACAACGCGCCGTCGCTTCATGTTTCGTGACACACCTAAATCGCGTCGTGCCACTGTCCTACTAAACGTCATTGCTAACGCGTCACCGTTGTTAGGTGAGCTGTACCCCCGCTTCTTCATCTTATCTTTACTCTCAAGCTGAAGCTGCCCCTTCAGGGTGTACTGATACATCGGTGCTGCCAGATCGTCTGCAAGCGGTTTATCGTCAGGTAGCTTGGCTGTCGGTAGCCAATCCCTGACACGCCCCCACAACTCCGTCCGATGGTTCATATACATATCTTTATTTTCTGCGCCCCCACCTGCCGTGACCTCTATTACCCGGTAGCCAAACTCTTTAAGAATGTCGATCACCCCACCACCGACACCATCTCCCTCAACAAACACTGCGTCAGGTTTAAACTTCTCAATCGCGTCAGCGCAATACGACGCCAGCTCTGTTGTCGAACACCGCTTGTACTTCTGCCACGGTATGATGTCTGCGTTGCGCCCCTGCCTAAACGCAATCACTGCCTCGTCATCTCCGAACCGTGCCGGGTCAACACCCATGACTAAGGCCGCGCCTTTATCTTCGATCTCCTCACGTTCCATAGCGTCATCCACCTCACCCCTTGAGATAAACTGTTGGTCGCCTTGGCGTGGAAACTGACCGAACACCTCGACCCTAGCTTGGTCGCTGTCCTCCCCATACTCATCAATGATGCTGTCATAGAGCGCGCGGTCATTCTCTGCCACGCTCCGCGCATCAACTGTACGTGTGTTCCATGATCCCCGCTTGGAATGAAAACATTCAAAAAATGCGCCAGATGGATTACGTGGGTTACTGATGGCAACCCAAAAGCGATGGATCGTCAGGTCTGTAAAGAAGCCCTGCGTGACGGGCCAGATGCACGACGGTATGCCAGAAGCCTCATCAAACAGAACGGCCATACCACGCTGGCTATGAATACCCGCAAAAGCATCGGGACTCTCCTCTGACCACAACCGCGCCTGAATGTACCAATACGCATCGTCTAAATCTGTTGTCTGTTTGAGGCTCTCGACCAACCATGGTGCAGGTCTGAGTGACATGGCGTTGTGATCGAACCAGTTTGAGTGAATAGCCATCGTCGCCCATTTCCGTATCTCTGGAAAGGTGGTCGCCTTGAGCTGCTGCTCAGTGTTCGCTGTAACCACAATCGTACTCGACGGGACACAACTGAATAACCATAGCGCAATCCATGCAAGGAAG